GTCTACTATAATAATGGATCTTTCACTTCTAATTCTAGAATGACAGCGACTACGCTTTGGATCCAAAACATTTATGCTAATACAATTAGTACAACAGGTGATACAACATTTAATCAAAGTGTATGGTTCAGAGGTGCTAATAATTATTTTGATAATGGATTAACCGCAAACTCAGTATCTAACTTTGTTAATATAGACGTAAGTGGTGATGCAGACATTAATAATCTTATTGTAAATGGTACCACTACATTAAATGGTGCTGTTAGCATTTATAATAATTTAACATCTACTCATTATATTAGTGCAGCAAATGGTATTTTTAGTAATGTAGAGGTGCAAGGAAAAGAGTTTAGCTTTATTAAACCTAACGGTTCACAAGGTGTAGTTTTAGGTGTTAATAGTAGCTGTACTCCTTATACACTATCTCTACCGGTAGCAGATGGATCACCTACTCAATATCTAGGAACAGACGGTGATGGGCATCTTAATTTCTATACTTTATCAGGTAACAGTACTACAAACTTCGTAGCAAAAAGTATTGGAGTAGGCGATGGTGTTCCTGCTTCAGGTAATAATGGTGAAATTAGAGCTGCTGGTAATATCACTGCTTACTACTCTTCTGATGAGAGACTTAAAGAAAACGTTAGAAATATACCTAATGCTCTTGAGCTTATTAAAGCATTAAACGGTGTTGAATTTGATTGGACTGACGACTATATTGATAATAATGGTGGAGAAGATGGATTCTTTATCCGTAAACATGATATCGGTGTTATAGCGCAAGAAGTAGAAGAAGTTCTTCCTGAAGTAGTTGCTACTAGAAATGATGGATACAAAGCCGTAAAGTATGAAAGAATTGTTGCTGTTCTTATTGAAGCAGTAAAAGAACTCTCAGCAGAAGTAGATAGACTTAAAAATGGCAATTAAGACCAATCTAGTAGTTGACCAAGGCGCTAATTTTATCTATAACGTCTATCTTATAGATGAGGATGGCAGCGCCTTTGATATCTCCAATTACTCAGCTAATGCACAATTAAGAAAGACATATACATCTTCTTCTTATGTAACAGTAAATACATCTATAACGGGTGCATCTGGATTAATACAGCTATCAATGAACGCTACAACCACAGCTAACCTATCATCAACAAGATATGTTTATGATTTAGAGTTAACATCTAATAATGTTGTATCAAGAATTCTTGAAGGGTTTGTTACTGTAAATCCTGGAGTTACACGCTAATGCGTGATTTAAAGGTAGTAATAAGACAGATAGAAACCAGTCTTATTACAGTAGCTAGAACAGCACCTATTCAGAAAACTATTATAGTTAAACTCAATAATCAAGTTATTGAAACCATTTCTGAATTAAAACAAAAAGAAACAGATCTTCTTGGTACCACTCCTACAGTACCAAGAATAGCTCCTGATGTTCAAAATTATTGAACTCTAAAAACATACGAGCCAGTATGTTCGCAGATAATAGAAGTGTCTGCATAAAGCTTAAATCCTTCCTGCTGCGCCCGTCTTGCAAAGAAAAGATCTTCTGAGAATGTATCTTTATGATTAATTGCAGACTTATAGAGGAACTGTGGATATCCAATCTTAACCATAACTTCCTTTTTAACCAACACACAGCCAAACCCACAAGCACCAACCTCAACAAGACCTTTGCCTTTAATCTTTTCCCATGGAATATGATTATAGCCTCCTTGAGCATTATTTTCAAACAGTTCAATAGTTTGATGCTCTAAGAATCTCTGTCTATAGACTCCGGATACTACATCCTTATCGTGCGCGAGAAGACGAACTAGCGTGTCACTAGGAAACGATATATCATAATCTACTGAGAATAGATAATCATAGCCCTTCACAACCCAATCTGCAATTAGATTACGAACTTGATCGACATTATATCCATAGAAATATTGGAAGTTAGCTTCATATCCTTCTGGAATAATTAAATCATATATTGACTTGAATGTAGTAGGTTCAATATTCTTTGCAGTTGGAATTGCAATAAGAATTTTCTTTTTAGGTTGATCAAAAGGGCGACGAGAATGTTCTCCTTGCTCTATCATTACTGCTGGTACTTCCATTAAATTGCTCTTTGCTCTATCGTCCTCAGTTACGTTTACTACATTTGGAGGAACACGTCCATTTTTAATCTTAAACGCATTTGCATTCTGTTGCTCACCATGAATCTTATAATCGTTTAATGGATTTTTATCATTATACAGATACATAATATCCTGAACAACTCTAACTTTATCAGGATCTGCTTGTTCTAGAATATTATAGAATGTAGCATTATCTCCACCTGCTTGCCACCATCTACCATTCTCATCCTTAAAGCAATCATCTGATTCAATCTGCTTAAAGATTCCATAGCGGAATGTTCTGAGATGTGTATAAGGCATACCCCAGTTAAAACTGTAGTTTCTGTATGACTTAAACTGCTTTACCTTGGAAGGATAAGGTTGAGATATGAGTGGAATATTATCTACTTCTGACCAGCTGCTACCGTAAGAGAAGTCAGTCTTATCATCATGGTATAGATTATTATAGAAGTTAAAGATGTTATTATCATTTACTAACGCATCATCACCATCGATGAACATTACAATAGTATCATCAGTAAATTCATTGTTTCTCAGAGTATTGATCTGATTGTAGACAGCACCTTTGTTATCTTTATTATGAATTATTGTAATTTTTTTATTTAATTTTTTTTGCAAATATCTGACAAGGTGATGAACAATTTGCTGTGAATTATCATTGCTATTATCATCAATTAAGTATAGATGGTAGTTATCGTAGTCTTGTGTAATAATAGACTCAATACAACGTGTAATATATTTCTCAGCATTATAGAATGGAGTAATAACTGCAATAGGAAGTTCTTTATTACGCTTATAGCCATTCCATTCTATAAGATTACTAAAACGTCTTCCAAATACAGTATGAATTCTATCGTTAATGTATGTTACTTTACGGTATTCATCTGCAGACATATAAAGATTAAATGCAGCAAGGAAAAGTTGCTTCCATTGTAATGCAACAGTATCCCAGGTATTAACATCCTTAACAATATTGCAATAGTACTGTTTTTGTTGGTGAAGATACCAGTTGTTATAAGCATGTAGTACAGTAGTTACAAACTTCTTGCATTGCTCATCTTTATTAATTTCAGTAAACAGATTGTTAGGCTCAATAGCATAATCAATAAAATAACATGCTTGCTCTACTGCAGTCTCTTCAAGAGCACCGAAGCGTGTAGCAACAAGAGGGGTATTGTAGGTTAGTGATTCAAGAGTAGAGATACCAAACGTTTCTGGAAATGCTCCCGGAAACAAGAACATATTAGCCTTAGAAAGAATTTCTGCTATTTCTTTTTGAGAAATAATACCAGTAAACTCAATATCGAGATCTTTATATCTTTGTTCTCCAGCAAGTCTGTGAAGGGTCCTTCCTTGCTCATCAAGAGGTGCTTCTGATCTAAACTTATAATAGCCACCGATTACTTTAAGTTTAGCATCTGGAATATTTGCTTTAATTTGAGGCCAGATAATGTCAATGAGAGGTAGCATTCCTTTTGTAACAGATGCATTATATACAAATAGGTTGCGATCTTTTTGAGAAATATCTACTTCTGGAATATAATTTACCACGCCATTGCGTGTAATGAACATTTTGTTCTTAAGAACTTCGAAGTTGCGACGCTTACCGTGATTGCAATTAGTTACATAAGCAGTATGAAAATCGCTTAGTGTAAAGATCTTATCGATATAACCCTGTACGGCGAGATCTTCTACATTCTGATCACCATTGCAAAACGTATCATGCATCCACAAAATCTTAAGTTTTGCAGATTTTCTAATATTTTCAAATATTTTAGGGTGATGACGAGTTGCTGTTTTATATGCTTCGTAATAATGTTCTGGAACAAAAGGAACTACTGTTCTAGAAGCAATCACAATATCGAACGAGATATCTGGTAGTATGTTACCAATACTA